GAGGAAGATTTAAAACTACTATCTGCTGAATGGCGAATTGTTTATGGCGCATGGATGGACGACTTTGCTAAAGACATCGAAGCCAAACTCAAGGAGAAGAACACATGAAGTTTCACCCAGACTCCATAGAACAACTTCTAATCGCCGCCAACAACATGAAGGACGAACAAGGAAATTGGGCTGGCTCCATGGCAATGTACAGAATACTCAGCACCCAGTTCCTACACGAATACGTCTTCCCCATAGAGGACAAAGTACAAGAGATACTGAACAAGCATAGAGAAGAATCCCAAAACGCAACCAAAAGGAGTGAGAAATGAAAGACATCCAAGAATCAATTTTGACAGACAAAGAAATCGAACTGGAGTTCGCTTACATCTCTGGCTATGTAACCGCAATGACAGACGCAAAATTACCAGCAAACTTCGCCATCTGTTTGGTCAGACACATAGAGAGCCTATATGGCATTGCGCCACCAAAACCAGCAGATTTGCAAGAAAAACAAACAGCGAGTTAAACTACTGGCTAGGAATCCGATAAGAATAAACAATTCGAAAATAAAGGAATAGCTATGCCAGCAGGTAACAAAGGCGCAGGAAGACCACTAGGAAGCCCAAATAAGGCCACTTCGGAGGCCAGACAGGCCATAGCCTCATTTGTTGACGGAAACGCTCATAGGCTCTCTGAATGGCTCGATCAAGTGGCCAAGGGAGTGCGTAACGATGAGGGCGAATATGTTGTCCAGCCCAACCCAGCGAAGGCGTTCGACATGTTCCAGTCGGTTGTGGAGTACCACGTTCCGAAGCTGGCCCGCCATGAGCATGCGGGTGACCCCAATGCACCGGTGGTGATCGACACCCACTTGAACTTATTCAACGAACTGAAGAAGGCTGTGAAGCTGAAGAAGCAGGTCGACGCCAATGAAAGTTGAGGACGTACTAGACGACCCCAAGACGCAGGAGATGTTCCTGCAACTGTCCACAGAGGACAGGGCTGCGTGGCTGTGGTGGATGGATTGGCACGAGAACAAGGCCATGAAGTACCAAGTCGAGCCGTCCGGCGATTGGTGGTCGATCTGGATGATGTTGGCTGGCCGCGGAGCCGGTAAGACACGCACGGCTGCCGAGACTATCGGTCAATGGGCATGGGAGAACCCAAACACCCGCTGGCTGGTGGCGGCGCCCACAAGCTCAGACATCCGCGGCACATGCTTCGAGGGTGAGTCCGGTTTACTGGCCGTGATCCCCAAAGAATTGGTTGAGCCAGAGGGATATAACAAGAGCCTGCACGAGTTGTATCTCAAGAATGGATCGTTGATCAAAGGCATCTCAGCGAGTGAGCCTGACCGCTTCCGGGGTGCTCAGTGGCACGGCGCATGGTGCGACGAGTTGGCCGCATGGGATTACCTGCAAGAGTCGTGGGACATGATCATGTTCTCGGTGCGGCTGGGCAAGCGCACGAAGGTGATCGTTACCACCACGCCCAAGCCCAAGCCATTGATCATGGATCTGGTGGGCCGCGAGGGTGACGACGTGGTGATCACACGCGCCTCGACATACTCGAACATCAAGAACTTGGCGCCATCGTTCCAGAAGCAGATTCTCCAGTACGAGGGCACGAACTTAGGAAGGCAGGAAATCCATGCAGAAATCATCGACCCCGAAGAAGGGGGCATTGTTAAGCGCGACTGGTTCCGCCTCTGGCCGGGACACAAGCCCTTCCCCAAGTTCGAATACATCATCCAGTCTTACGACTGTGCCACTAGCGACAAGACCCACAACGATCCAACTGGCTGCATTACTCTGGGCGTATTCAAGCCCCTCGACGGTGGGATGTGTGTCATGGTCATCGACTGCTGGCAAGACCACCTCACCTACCCCCAACTGCGCCCCAAAGTAATCGACGAGTTTGAAGTCGTCTACGGCGAGGGCAAAGAGAAGAAGCGTGTCGACCTCTTATTGGTGGAAGACAAGTCGGCTGGCATCTCATTGATACAGGACTTGCAGCAGGCTGGTCTACCTGTCCACGCATACAACCCCGGCCGCGCCGACAAGATTCAGCGCCTAAGCATTGTGGCCAACATCATCAAGGCTGGCCGTGTGTGGGTGCCTGAGTCTGACCAGCGCAAGGGCTACGTCCGCGCATGGGCTGAGGGCATGGTTAGCCAGATCTGCTCATTCCCCGAAGGAACGGAACACGACGAGTTCGTGGACTGCATCTCACAAGGCCTGCGCTACCTGCGTGACGGCGGCTGGATCACCATCGACTTCCCGCGGGACGACAGCGTAGACAGCGACGACATCGAAGACGCAGAGTTGTACAACATGCGGCACAAAGGGAATCCTTACGCATCGTGATCCAGTTTAACTGGACTGCAAAGTTATCCACAGCCCCAGTTAAACTGGACTCGAGCATTGTGTTTGCCACAGTCATCATGGCTTGGCATAATGCCGAAAACTCCCCGAGGTGCCCATGGCCACACAACAAGGAATAACCTATGACACAGCACAAGAAGGCCCATTCTACCGAGTCCGCCCACATGGCGTTGCATCGGGCTTCGCAGCTACGAGCGGCAATATCGAAAGCCATCGGGACACCGGTCAAGGCCAGCAAGGACTATCACGAGACACAGTTCCGCAACCACTTACGGACGAAGCGGTCAAAGGGATAATCAAAGGCCCGGACAATGCCATTCGCCATGCGGCTGAGGCATATACAAAACAGCATTTAGGCAAGCCATACAAGCCTGTTGACAATTCATCCAGTTCATTGTCCAAGCAAGGCGCCATTGGACGCACATTCCTTCTGGCGGCCACAGATCACCCCGAGTACAAGAAAGCCGTATACGAGGCTTACAAGCGCCACATGCCTGAGCACGTCGGTGAGGCTCAAGACTACGATCAACTGCTGCAAAAAGCGTATGGCCACTTGGCCCATGAAACTAAGCGCCAGTTTGAGAGCCTACCAATCAACATGAGTTTTCACCGCAATGGTGAAGGCAACTACCAAGACAGCAAAGAGATGATGCGCGATGTGCATGGCCACCGACACCTCTATGTTTTCCAAGGCGGCGACCGCCATGACTTTTTGCACAACGTCCATCCCGAGTCGGGCTTGAATGACAATGAAATGTTCCGGGCGGTGCATGATGTCTATGGCCATGCCTTGCACGGCACGACCTTTGGCCCTCAAGGCGAAGAGAAGGCTTGGGCGGCTCACTCTGGTATGTTCAGCCCGTTGGCTCAAGCAGCCATGACGGCAGAGACTCGTGGCCAAAACAGTGTGGTTAATTACACGCCGTTAAATGCCCGCATAAAAGCTGAAGTGGCAGCGTTGGATGAGACTGCTTATGACGCCAAGCGCAAGGGCCGTATGGACTTGTTTGAAGCCGCCAAGGCCGAGAAGAAGAACTTACTGGACAACCATTTCCAGTTTGCCCCTCAAAAGGCTGTGTTGTTGCCTCCAGAGATGAACAGTGGCAGTTATGCTGGTGGCATTCCCGCATACATTCGCCACTTGATCCAACCAGAAGGCGGCGAGACTGCGCAACTGACCCACTTCAGCCACGAACCAAACCTGACTATGACTGACCCAACCAGATATGGCACTGGCATTAAAGGTGCAGAAGCAAGCCGCTTACAAGAACCCGGCGCCGTGCGTGACCGGACGTATTTTTATGCTGGCAACCCAGAACGTGGTGAAGTTGGTTTGGGCACACATAAATACAAAGCGATGGTCGACAAGTTGTATGACATGGGCGCTGACCCGTTAATGTTGCGCAAGCTTGCCGTGGAGGCCAACAGGACGCCTCATACGTCCATGGTCAACCCCGGCTTGGTGGATCAAGTGCAGGCAGCCAATGATTACGAACGGCTCATCAAAGACTACGGATACAACGGCATGATTAACCGGAATCTGAGCATGCCAACTGCGGCGGTGTTCAATCCTGTTCCCGTGCAAAGACAAGCCCAAGGAGGCAACGTGGAACCATCAATCGACGAGATGCAAGCCGCTCTGGCCATGAAGAAGCCCGTTCACTTGGCCATCGGTGGTCAAGGGCCAAAGAACTGGATGAAAGACGGTGTTGAGGACGTTATAAGTCCCCTCAAGACAAACACAAAAGCCGCTGAAAATCTTGAAGAGATGCGTCGCGTGTATCCACCAGATGTTCTTTCACGCATGTCTGATGAAACTCGTGAAACAGTCAATCGTGCATTTCCTCACTTGGAAAAACAAGTTGCAATTAACAATTGGATTGATCGCAACCTTGGCAACTACATACGCAAGCAAATGGCGACGCATGATGACCCAGTGCGCAAGTTGGCTGAAGAAGGAATTTTGCATGTTGACCCAAATCAAATTGGGATCAACCGTTACAAAGCAGATCTTCATCGCGCCAATTGGGATGAGCCAAAACTTGGCAAGTCTGAACATGCACAGGCATGGGAAGATGCAACTGATGTTGCATTGAAACCCAATTATGTTTCCCATTTGGAGGGATCAAGACGTGAGCCATGGATGGACAAAGTCGATCCGTCAACTAAAGTGTTTGCCCCAACAGGTAGCATGGATGCTAATGCTCTTGGGTTTGACCACTTAATTGACATTCTCAAGCAAGACATGGCCGAGGGTCGTATGCGCCCAGAGCAATTAAGCAAGGTCAGCATGGAACAAGCTGTTCGTCGTGCCCATGAGTACAACGAAGAGCGCAAACGCAAAATGGCTGAGACTGCGCTCAAAGCAACCGAGGGCATGCCAGTCCACAAGGACTACGGCAACGGCTTTAGATGGCTGGAATTGGCTCTGGACAAGAACCTGCCCGAAGGCTGGAGCCAACATCCGTCCGGCACATACACCGATCCGCA